GCAAGCGGTGTGGCGCGGCCAGCATCGAAGACATTGGTGGTGGGTATGGTAAAGGATATATCGCCACCGATGTAGAATGGAAAGAGTTCTTTGATGCTCTTACATACCTTCGGGATGTCAAGGGGATGTATGTTATTATGATTGCTCACGGGGCGATCGTAAATATCAAGGATCCCGTGCGTCCATCGTATGACATGCATGATCTGAAACTGAACAAGCGGGCTTCCGCCAAGGCAGTGGAATTTGCCGACGTTGTGGGATTCGCTTCGTTGAAGATACTTCTCACGACCGAGAAGGAGGCATTTGAGAAGGTTCGCAACCGGGCAATTCTGGTCAGCGAAGATCATGTTTTGCATTTGGCCGGTGCTGCCAGCTATGTGGCCAAGAACCGGTACCATATGCCGGATGAGATCCCGCTCGACTGGACAGAGTTTGAGAAGTATCTTCCCGGGTATGTACCGCCAGAGGAACAAACAAGTGTTACAGGAGGTAACTGAATGCCAGCATTACTCAATTTTAATGCAAATCCAATCGAACCCCTGGGGGAGTTTACCCCTCTACCCAAAGGAAAGTATACGGTGATTATCAGCGCAACCGAGATGAAGGATACCAAGCCCATGCCGGACCGGGACCCGGGGCAGTACCTGCAGATTGTATTCGATGTCATTGACGACGGGGAGCACAAAGGCAGGAAGATCTTTGACCGGCTCAACCTGGTTAATACCAATGCGACTGCAAAAACCATTGCGGAAAGCGCACTGTCGGCCATCTGCCGGTGTGTCGGGGTAATGACACCGAAGAGCACCGAGGAACTTCACAACATCCCCATGGTGATAAAGGTGGATATCCGCCCCGCGAGCGCGGAGTACGCGGCGACTAACATAGTCAAGGGGTACGAGCGCGTAGATGGGGTCAAGCTCACCGAAGTCGGGGACAAGACGGCTCCAGTCGAAGGGGCCCCCGCAGCTGGTGCTGAGGCCGGAGGGAAGACAAAGCGGCCGTGGGAAAAGAAGCGCCGGGCAGCCTAATCTTTTTTTCCGGGTGACACCATGGAAAAACGGGCCGATGGTAAATGCTGCGGGAACTGTGTCGAGACAGCTTCCCACGACTTTGGCGGGGCGTGTGCTTTTGCCGGGGAGGTAAGCTCGAACTATTATTGCGAGCATTGGCAGCAAGCGGTGTTTTGTCTCATCTCGTTGCAGGATATTGAGTCTCTTGAGCTGATTGCCGGGGATATCAATTCGAACGGTGGAGAAAACGACCAGCGGATAATTCTCTCACACGTCCGCGATCGTATTTACTCTCCTTCTCCGTGTGGAAGCAATCCGGGTGAGTGTATCATCCTGATGGACAAGCGGGTGAAGGAGGCGTGCCTGGTCGCAATGGAAAAAGAAAACGACGAACTGCTCACAAAACTTGTACAGGAGCTGGCAGGGACGTGGAGAATGCGAGATGCAAAATTGTTTGCAATAATCAGGAAATACCGTAAAACCCCGGTCGGGGCGATGAAAAGTAAGGGGGGTGCATAACGATGGTAGATCTACCCGAACCTCCGAAGAAGCTCACTGTTGAAGCAATATACAAGCGGTACGAGGACACTGCGGGAGATTGGAGGCGAGACCACCTGGGGGCCTCGATTATTGGAAACGAATGTGAACGATCTCTCTGGTTTACGTTCCGCTGGTGTTCAAAACCTTCGTTTGATGGGCGCATGTTGCGGCTGTTCGAGACTGGTTTCAAGGAAGAGGCCCGTATTATTAAGTCCCTCCGTGATACCGGCGTAACCATCTGGTCGGTTGACCCGGATTCGGGAAAGCAGCTGTATTACAGCGACTTCGGAGGACATTTTGCAGGATCGCTCGATGCCATCGGGCTTGGATTTCTGGAAGCCCCGAAGTCGTATCACGTAGTCGAGGTTAAAACTTCAAACAACAAAGGGTTTGCCGCGCTCCAGAAGCACGGTATTGCTGCAACCAAACCATCCCATCACTCCCAGGTTCAGATGTATATGCACTGGGCCGGGCCGGACCGGACGATGTACCTGGTTGTGTGTAAGGAGACTGACGAGATATACCAGGAGCGGGTCTATTACGACAAGGAGTTTGCAACACGGCTTACAAGTAAGGCGAAGCGGATTATTTTTGCTAATACACCGTCATTTCCGATTTGCGACAGTAATGATGATTTCCGTTGCCGATTCTGCGACCACCAGGCTGTCTGCCGCAAGGAGAGGTTGCCAGAGGTAACTTGCCGTACCTGCTCGTATTCGGACGCGGTGGACGACGGGACCTGGAGATGCTGTAAGGATGGTCATACCATCGAGTCGGTTGACCAGCGGAAGATTTGTCCGGGGCATATATTCATCCCGGATCTTGTACCGCTCCAACAGACCGATGCTAACCCGGAGAAGGGGTGGATCATGTACGGTGAGATAACGAACGGGCCGGGTGCGATCGAGAGCCCGAAGCTGCAGGCGGTTATTGATGGCTTGGTCAAATAATTTTATACCAAATCCCAATTATGGTAAGATACCGGAGAAAAGAACGGTTCGTAGGAGGTATACAATCAAAGAGAAAATACACATCGTTCAAGAGGCCATGTATGCACAGACTCATCCAGGTAAGGGCGTGATATGTGAAAGCATTCATAGAACAACGCTTGCACGGTGGATACGGCAGTATAAGGATGGAAAATTAAAAATGGTGGGTGTGTAAATGCTTAAACTTCGTGACTACCAGGAGCAGGCTATCCAGGACCTTGACAGGTACTGGGAAGGTGGCCAGGGGGTAAAACCCATTGTGGTGTTACCGACCGGTGCGGGAAAATCTCTTCTAATTGCCGAATTTTGTCGCCGGGTGTGTGCCGAATATCACGATGTTCGCATAATGGTGATCACGCATATCCGCGAGCTGATTGCCCAGAACGAAGCCGAGTTGAGGTCGTTTTGGCCCGAAGCATGTACCGGGGTGTATTCTGCAGGGTTGAAGAGTCGTGATACCGAAGGGCAAATTATTTTTGCCGGAATCCAGTCGGTTTATAACAAGGTATTCGACTTCCCGAAAATTGATATTGTTATCATCGACGAATGCCACCTCATCCCTAGGAGTGTTGACACACGGTACGGGCGGTTTTTCAGTGATATGGCCATCGCCAACCCGGATTATTGTGTCTTTGGAACAACGGCGACACCATTCCGGCTGGATTCCGGAATGTTGCACGAAGGTCCGGATGCCTTGTTTGATGGGATTGCACATTGCACCGAATTGAAGACATTGATTGATGCCGGGTATCTGGTGCCTGCTGTGTCCAAAGGCGGGTGCCGGGATATTGATCTTACGAATGTTCACATACAGGCGGGTGAATTTAATCCCGCTGAATTAGCTCATGCTGCCGATGACCCGGAACTGGTCAAACTTGCGGTAGAGGAAATTGTTAAACTGGGAGCAAACCGCAAAGCCTGGTTGATTTACGCGACCGGTGTGACTCATGCGTTGCATATTGCAGACGAATTAAAAAAATATATGGTGTCGTGCGAGGTCGTTACTGGAAGTATGCCTTCGGGAGAGCGGGACAAAATAATAGATGATTTTAAGAATGGCCGGATTCGGTGTGTGGTGAATATCATGGTTCTTGCTACCGGATTCAATGCCCCGCGTTGCGACTTGATAGCACTCCTTATGGCAACCCAGTCAACTGGAAAATATGTGCAAATAGTAGGCCGCGGTCTTCGCACGTACCCGGATAAAAAGGATTGCCTGGTCCTGGATTTCGGGGGGAACGTGATGCGTCATGGAGTATTGGATTCTATCGACCCCATCAAGAAGAAAAATATATTCTGCGTGGAATCTAAGAAAGCCCCGTTGAAAAAGTGCCCGCAATGTGGGCTTATTTTGCCTGCCCGCGTGAAGGTGTGCCCCAACATCGAGTGTGAGTATGAATTTCCAGTGTCGGCCAGTCATGGGTGCGCCGCATACGAGGGGGCGATGTTGAAGTCGCAGCAGAAGTCGTTCTTTGTAGAGGTGAAGGATTTCTGGTGTTCTCGCCATCACAAGCCGGGCAAAACCGATTCGCTGAGGATGGAGTTTATCGGGCCGCTGGAAAAAGAATATAATATCTGGTGCTGTCTCGATCATGAGGGGTACGCCCGTGAGAAGGCGTTGGCCATTGTGAAGCAGTTTGGAGGACAGGCAAAATCGGTGGATATGGCCCTCCAGGAGTGGACTACCTGGAAAAAGCCTGATATTATTGAGGTTTTACCCGAGGGTAAGTTTTTCCGGGTGGTTGGGATTACGTTCAAGAAAAATCAGAGTACGCAGCAACCGTTGGTGAGCGAATGAGCGAAGAAACAAAAAAGCTACAATATCCCGATGATTGTAAAAATCGTTCGGATACAAATGGGATTATGTGCAGACTATTTGATATGTCATGTGCTATGTTTCATACCCGGATTGGTGATAAGAACAACGGAAAATGTTGCTATTACGAGAGGGTAGAGAAATGATCCCGGGTGGTGAAAACACAGGGAAAAAAGAAGACTGCCCGGAGAGAATTGACGATTCATATATGGAAGGGGAAGGGGAATTTTATTGTAAAATTCACACCGGTTACCCAGAAAGCACGTTTTCTTGCAACTACAATTGTGAACATGGAATGTGCCCGAGGGGTTGTTCCTGATGACTTCTAACCCCGTCCGCAGACGACTTGATATGCGTACCAAGCGG